AGTCTTAATTCTCTTGTAACCGGACCAAAAATCCTTGTCCCTATTGGCTCTCCCTTATCATCAGTTAAAACGACAGCGTTGTTATCGAATTGAACTTTTGAACCATCGTCTCTATAAATTTCTTTTCTTGTTCTTACCACCACAGCTTTATGCACTGCTCCTTTCTTGACCTTTCCTTTAGGTATTGCATCTTTAACACTGATTACAATAATATCACCAACTGATGTACTAACTGAACCACCTTCATATCCAGTGACTTCACCAAATCCAACTCTTGCATAAGGGACTTGACCATTACTTGTACCACCAACACCAGCAGCAGCACTTTGATTAAATGTTATCTGAGCACCAGATGCACCTGGCATATCATCCTTTTCAATTTTATAAAGGACATATGCTCCACCGCCACCGCCACCACCGCCAGGTGACCATGCACTATTGTCTTCTGTATACTCAATTGTTACTGAACCTTGTCCACTATTACTTGCAGTAGCATTGATAAAGGTAAAGTGAGTAAGGTTAGCAGCAGATTGACCTGCTCTGCCTCCTTCTCCACCACCGTGGCCACCCGATCCACCTGATCCAGTGGGGTCACCACCAGCACCACCTGATCCACCACCACCACCAGAACTGCTAGAGACGCCACCGCCTCCACCTCCACCACCGCCGCCTACGCAACCGTAGTTACCACCAATGGATCCACCACCTGTGTATAGGTTTCCAGCAGCAATTGTTGAATATAATGTGCTAGCACTTTTTCCATCACGACCATTATATGGATGAGAGCTTGAGTTTTGAAGACCACCGCCTCCACCTCCACCGCCTGCACCAGCGACAATTGATCCTCCATAAAGAACAACGGAAGCACCTCCACCACCACCGCCGTCGTCAACGTAGCCATCACCACCACGCTTACCACCTGAATTACTATATCCAGAACCGCCAGCACCACCTTGTCCATCACCATTAGAACCAGAATTGCGTGATCCTTTTCCACCTGCTTGAACTTGGAACGAATAACTAGTTGATGCTTCAGGATTCTTCCATTCAAGTGTCATTACTGTGCCTGGTGATCCTTCTCCACCACGTACATTATTATACGTAGTAAATGATGGACTAGTTCCTTGCTGAGAATCAGCACCACCAGCACCTCTAATAATAAATTTAATTTCACTAAATTCTGATGATGTATTTAGATTTACGGTCTGCAAACTTCCAGCAGAAATGTTGACTGATGATGATGATGGTGTGCCACCTATTTGTGTATGAACACCATTACTACCACCACCATAGTTTCCACTATCATGTAAACCGACACCACCAGTACCTGCTTGGTTAGGATTAGTTGGATATGATGAACCAGGATACTTACCACCTGTACCAGGTCCAATTTGACCATCGGTTCCATCCATTCCTTGGTCAAAGGTGAAATCTCCCTTATTTACATTACTGCCTGCCTTTGTGACAGTACCAGCATCACCACCACTAGTATAATTAGCAGATTTTCCGCCACCTTGTCCACCACCTGCTGTAATATCAATTAATGTGCTGCCTGCTACAACTTTAAAGTTTACAGGGTTGCCATCATTACCTGATTGTGTTCCATCGCTACCAGATCCACCACCACCGTGGATTTCAACTTCCATAACCTTATAAGCTGGTGGGAATGAAATAGATGCATTACCAGTATATTCGTTATCTTTAACGTAAGAAAGAATTTCTCTACCACCAGTTCTAATTTCTCTACCACCAATAACAGAACCTGTACCTGGTGGTGGGTTACCAACAAATGTTCTGAACATAGATGGTGCAGTTTCTGTTACTGTTTCCCATGTTCCAGATGAAGAACCACCTGATGCGAAATAATAATCTGGTCCTGTGTATTTAAGACTACCAGTTCCTTCAGCACCACCTCTCCAGTCAAATACATCATATGTTGCAGTTTCTCTTTCTGCGATAGCTGATTTAGATAAACCATGTTTATGTTGGAAATGCAATCCACCAATAGGTGCCCAACCCATTAAACGTGCATTTGCATTACTATAATCAACTAAGTACCTATCACCAGAGATAGCACTACGAAACAGGAAAGTTTCATCTGCTGCTGTATGATAAACGAAATGAGTATGATCAGGTACTCGTTGCAGTCTTCTTTCCTGCATTGTAACGTGTACCTTTTGACTACCAATTATACGTGTTGATACATCATCTTTGATGTCAGTATAACCAGTTGTGGTGATTGAACCAAGAGCGAAATATCCTGTCTGAGATTGCTTATCAAAATACCATGATCCACCTTGCTTGACAATACCATTGTTACCACCAGCACCAAGTGTAATCAACCCAATGCTAGGAGATCCAGCTCCATAAACATTACCATATCCAACAACTTTTCTAGTCTTAAGATCAGGTACTTTAAACGTACCTAAACTTCTAGATTCACCCCAATGATTAAATACATTCTCCTGATTAATACTTTCAATTGCTCCATCATCATTAAGATTAATTTCTAATTGAAGACCAGAACCACCACCTGCATTATTAATAGTATATGAGGGTTCTGAAGTGTAACCTAATCCTAGATTAGTTGGATTTACACCAATAACTGTACCACTAGGATCAATTGCTAAAGATGCTTGAATAGTTTGTCCACCAGCTGGTGCGGCATCAAATGTAATTGTAGTGCCAGTACCACCAGTACCAACAGGACCATGAATTGCAGAAACTTTTGAGCAAGTTGTGCCTGCTGCATTTGCTGCTACAGAGCAAGTTTGATCAAACTGAATAGGACCAGGAGCATTTGCAACTACACCAGCAATGCCAGTATCTAAGGTGTTAATCTTAGAGACAAGTTTACCACCTTGAGAGTGACCAAAGAGATAAACATCGTTGATAGTTTGAGAACCACCCTGTGCTGTAATATATGCATTCAAGGAGTCCTTAACCCACTTAACTGCTGCTCTTGCCCAAGGTAAGTTATCTCCCATCAAGAATGTTGGTTCCTCTGTTCCAACACCACCTAGATTAAACTGTCTTGTGTTAGAAATATGATCCTGAGGATATGCAACAGAGAAGATAATCTTATCTCTTAAATTAACAGTATCTTGATTGGTAAGTGATTGAAGCGTTGTCAGTGCTGCATCAATAATATCTGGACCGTTAGGGTTCTCATCAAGAGTTCCATGGAATGCAACTACAACATCAAGTGAATTTCCTAGACTTGTAGGAACATACAATCTACCCATAACTGGGTAAGATGTACCATTTATAGTAGCTGATTGATTACTTGCTGGAGTGATAGTAAACGGTGTGGGTGCAGTAATAGCAGTAGTTCCAGCACTAGAACCAAAAGCAGTTCTAATTGCAGTCTGAAGAACAACACCATCTGGTGTTTGTTTTGTAAACCCTTCGTGTCCTCCATATAGAACTGATGTTAGAGTTGCTGTAGCATTAGCAGAAATTGCATTAATAGCATTCTTGTAATCAGTCAACCAAGTGAATTGATTACCACCACCTACTGAATCATCTTCTGTCTGAGTAAACAGAATTGGTGCATTGTGTACTTGAGTATAACTCTCAAGACCGATCTGTGTGTAGATTGTTGATCCACTTCCACTGCTGTATCCACTACCACCATTAATAAGGTTAATACCTGGTCTTGCAGTTCCACCATAATCATTGCCAATGATGGAATATAATGCAGGGAAATCACTAATTTCATATTCAGACCCATCACAATATAAGTAACCAGGATACTGGTACTCAGGATTTGTAGGGGTATTAGCATTACCACTAACAGCAGTATAAGCAGTTAATGGTGTATATTGATTATCATATACATCAGTAATTGCCTTAAATGTGTTGACAATAGCACCTAGAGGATGATTATCAGATGCTTTATCTGTATAATAATTCTGTCTAGTATTTCTATATGATGGAGCAGGTGTAATCGTCATTGATCAAATCTTAATTAAGTATTCTAAAACAATAAATGGTTGAACTACACTATCTACTGACCTTGCATCGTCTGTAGATAACTGCAATTGTGTTTTTAATAGATCTGCTGAAATTTCAGTAGATTCTGTTTTCAAAACATATGTATGATCTTCTTTTTCTAAATCAACTTTATGGAAGTGTTCTGTTGGATCATCTCCACCTCCATATAATGGATTAGTTTGAGTAAACTCATTAATCGTAGCAGGAGCTACATCATCACCAGCAAACGTATGGAGATCATTCATCTGTAATGGCATTGCATCTGCCAAACTAGTGTCTTTCCAGTCATCTGGAACACCAGGACCATTAGGTACATAAGCAGCATCAATATCTACATCTTTTTCTCTCTTGTCATTCGTCGTTGTCATAAAACAGAAAAGACCTGCATTGAATGCCACATCAATAGTAAATTGAGTTGAAGTATCACCTGATAAATTATATGCACCTGTATTACTACTGATTGGATAATCTTTCCATGCTCTTGTAGCATCACCACCACCTTCTGTATTCACACCATTGGCTTCAAGATAATCTTCATTTGGTAGTAAACAATAATATTTCCAAGTATCTGTAATATCTTGGTTATTATTAATACATGCATTACTCCAAGCAAGAGGAGTGGTGGTAAAATTCGTGTAACCCCACTTACCTTCTCCACCATGAGCTTTTGATTGTCTCCTGTTTGATGCAATCGCTTTACATGGTTTCTGTTTATTACCTGGCCAATTATTTGTAGATGGATCTGAAGTAGCAACAATCCATTTATGTAAAGGAATTGTTGAAGCATTCATGAATCCAACTGGACCAGATGGTGTTGGGTCTAAGAGTGTGGTAGGACTACCTTCATCAACCTCTGATCTAGCTTTCAATCTGGTTCTAACACCAGTATGAAAGTGCATATGTCCATGCAATGCACTAGAATCAACTGTTTCACTTTCCGTTCTCTTACCAGATGTTGTGCCAAGAGTCCATGTTGGTCTCC